GGTCGTCGATAACGTGGAGGGGTGGCGGCGTGGTCTCGTAGTTGCCCAGGACACACACGGCGTGGCCGGTCTTGTTGTAGCCGCGGGTGTGGGCTCCGCTGACGCCAGGGCCGCGGCCCTCGTAGAACACCCTGTCCCGAGGGCTGTACAGCCAGGTGTAGGCCACGTCGGCCCACTGGCGGTCCTGCTGGTGGAAGCGTTGGATGGCGCGGACGGTCTCGGGGCCGCCGTCGTGGCCGGCGGAGTGGTGAAGGAACAGCCAGCGGACTGGGGCGGCGATGCTGACGGGCCGGCCCTTGGGTGGAGCGGCGCCCCAGGCGGAGCGGCGGACCATGTCCATGGTCAGCTGGGCGTGGGACGCTTATGGAGGGCGTAGTCCTTGAGCGGGACGATGGCCGCGGCGAGGCCGGCGGCCGTCGCGGACAGGAGGGCGGCGCCCTCGAGGGCGAACGCCTGGGCGGCGGCGAGGACGCCGAGAAACGCCTCGAGGAAGGTCCACAGGGCCCGTCGGAAGCTGTCGCGCCAGTCCATCACGGCGCCGAGGGATAGGGCAGGTCGGACTGGATCGCGGCCACGGCAGCCTTCCAGTCCTCCACGGTGACGTCGTCCTCGCCTCGCATGGCCTTGAAGTAAAGCGGGTCGGTCTCGGCCTCGTAGCGGGCCTGCCGCTGCTGCTCGATGAAGTGGACGGCCCGGTCGTGCTCGACCTGCGGCCAGGCGTCGTCGAGGGTCTTGCGGGTCGGCTTGGGGCTGTCCGACAGCCACACCAGCGTGTTGTAGTCGTTCCCGTCGAGGGTCCATTCGGACCCGGGGCGGATGGCGTTGAGGACCGCGGCGTAGTCGGTCATGCCTTCACCTCGAGGACGGTGATGGACGATGCGCCGCGGGCGTAGTCGGCGCTGTCGATTTCACTGGGGCTCTGGTTGACGTAGGCCGTGCCGCTGTTGACGCGCAGCTGGACCTCGTAGGTGGTGGACGACGTCGTGGCGGGTGAGTCCAGGTAGACCAGCGCCATGGCGTCCTGGAACTGGCTGATGTTCATGCTGGACCCGCCGATGATCGCCTGGATGCGGTTGCCGGCCGCGTCGCCGACGTAGTTGGTCGCGTTGCCGCCGGACAGACGCAGCGCGGTGCCGTTCGCGGTCGAGCCGAGGGCGACCTGCGCGATAATGAGGACCTTGTTCGTCGCCGCTGCCGGGGTGATCGACGCGGTGAGGCCGGTGACGGTCGTGAACGACGTCGAGGTGGTCGAGAACGTGTCGGTCTTGACCGTCTGGATGACCTGGGCGAACAGTCCGGCGTCGTCGAGTCCGTCGGCGATGGCCTCGGCGAGGGTCTGCGAGTCCGTCGGCCAGTCGGCGACGAGGTCGGTGCCCGCGACGTAGGGGATGTTCCAGGGTGCGCCGGTGTCGGGCATCAGGCGAGGGCCTCCGTAGCGTCCTGCCAGGTGAGGCTAGCACCGACGCCGTTCCAAGGGGTGGGTCCGGCTGCGGCCCAGCGGAGGCCGAAGTTGGACAGGGAGTAGTCGGACACGAACAGGTCGAGGGTCGCCGCGTAACGGTCGAGGACCCAGTAATAGCCCTCAACGAAACCGCGGTAGACGCCGTCGGCTGCGATGTACGTCGGGACGTCCTCGACGATGACGCCGTAGTTACGTTCGACGGTGAGGAACTGGTCGATGAGGTCGTCGGTGGCGAGGTCGACCCGGGTCCGGATACCGCCGGCGAGCATCCGTCGCGGTGCGGACTGGAGCTCCAGCTGCCGTCCGGCGAACGTGGCCGCGTCGCCGGCGTCGGCGAGGCTGGTGCCGTAGGTCCGCTGGTAGCGGCCGTACACGGCGAGGGCTGCGGTCGCTTCGACGTTGACCTGGCCGCCGTCGTAGGTGACCGTCGCCTGAGTCACCAGATCGGCCTCGGACGTCGAGGACTGCCAGGACGACTGGGCGACCAGGCTGCCGGGAACCTCGAGATAGTCGGCGGCCGGCGTGTTCTCGCGGCTGGTCGAGTCGCCGTAGCCGAGCAGCCCGTCCCGGGTCTCGTACAGCCAGCCGGACCCCGAATAGGCGGCGAGCGCGAGGGCGTCGAGAACGTTGTCGTTCGTGTCGGTGATAGCAGCCAGGTCGTACAGGCCGGGCTGATCTATGGCAGACGTGTCGACGGCGAATCCGGCCCATGTGAGGGTCTGGTCGGCGTAGGTGCCGGGAGCCTCCTGCCATTGGATGCCGAGGGCCGCTTGCGCGAGCTCGGCGATCTGGTCGCCTTCGGTGTCGGCTGGGACGGCGGTACCGACGCGGCGGCGCCCGGCCTGGGTGAGGGGGCCGGTAGCGCGGACGGTCCATACAGGTCCGAAGTCGTAGATGCCGGTCGAGTAGGAGCCGACGCGGCCGGTGAAGATTCGGACCGGGGTGCCGGTCTGGTCGTCGACGTCGATGGTGATGAGGTCGCGGATTTCGATGTCGGGCTGTTCGGTCTTGAGCAGCACGGTCGCGGAACCGTTCACGGTCTGTTCCCAGGGCGTCCTAGCGCCCATGTTGACCTCGACCGCGTCGATGGCGTCGGTCGTGTAGTCGGTGCCGGCGATCGTGACGACGATGTCGCGGGGCCAGCCCATCAGCGGAACGAGCCGGTCTGGGCGAGGCTGCCGTTGCGCCGTGCTTCCTCGAGGGCACGGTTCACGGCACGGCCGAGCTCGACCTCGGAGCCGACGAACCCGGTCACGTTGACGATGTTCGGTGCGGTCCTGGAGGCCGGAGCGCCGGTTGCGAGCCGCCCTCGGATGCCGAGGGGGTCGGTCGCGCCGAACTCGGCGGCGATGTCCCGGGTGGACCCGAGTGTCCGCTGCCGGCCGGTGGCTTCACGCTGTACCGCCGGCGTGTTCACGGCGATCAGGCCGAGGGCGGCAAGGCCCCCGGCGGCCGCGGCGACGGACCCGAACAGGAACGCCGCGGTGGCCTTGAGGGTGGAGAACACTCGGAGGGCCGTGTTGAGTGCCACGATGCCACCGGCGACGATGCCGATGGCCTTGCCGACGGCGATGATGGTCTCGGGGTCGGTCTCCTCGAGGAATCCGAGGAACCCTTCGATGCGTGGCAGCAGCTCCTCGGCGACCGGGAGCAGCTGCTCGCCGAGTTCGGTTCGGAAGTCCTCGAACCGGGATGTGAGGATTCGCTGCTTGTTGGCGAGGCCGTCGGCAGTCCGCTCGAAGTCGCCCTGCTGTGTGGTGGTCTGGGCGAGGATTTCGGCCTGGGCGGCGAGGACCTTCTGCTGCTGTGTGAGCTGGGTGTCGGTGTCCTCGACGAGGCCGAGTGCGAGGGCGCGGCTGCGAAGGGTCTGCTCGTTGAGCAGGACACCGAAGTTACGGATCGGTTCGGACTCGCCCCGCAGGGCAGCCCCGATGGCGACGATCGCTTGGTCGACGTCGGTGTTGTTGAACGAGGCGAGATCGGACGCGAGGCCGGTCAGGTCGGTCGAGAAATCGACCAGGTCGGAGCCGGACAGGCCGGCCGCCTGCCCAAAGATGCCGAACGTTGCGGCGGCGTCGAGGGCCTGCCGACGGGTCTGACCGAGGGACTCGTTAGCGGTTTCGGCGAACCGCTCGAGCTGCCGCCGTCCGTCGAGGCCAAAAATCTGCTCGACCTTGGAGGACGTTTCTGCGAGGTCGGAGGCGAGCTGGACGGAGTCGAACGCGACGGCCCCGATGGCACCGAGGGCGCCGACCGCGAACCGGGAGGCCGATTCGATGCCGGACGCGAACTTCTGGAACTCGGACTGGCCCTTCTGGAGGTTCTTGTTGAACCCGGACGTGTCGGCGAGCAGCGACAGCTTGAGGGTGCGGATGGTCTGGGAGGCTGCCATTACTGCTTACCCCACTCGTCGGCGACCTTCCGGGCTCCCTCCAACCAGGCGCGCAGGATGCTCGGCTGGAGGCGCTTGAGCCTTGGGAACAGCCACCAGCCGCGGTTCCCGCGTCCCTGCTTGGGAGAGCGTGGAGGGAACTGTAGACCGCCGCGGCGTTGTCCGGGCCGCCGAAACCGTTCGCGCTGCCGGGCGGTGATCGAGCCGAACTCAGAACCGAACACGAGGGTCCCGTAGGCGGTTCGGTCGCCCTCGGACGTGATGAACCGTCGAGCGCCGCCGATTTGGACGGTTGGAACCCGGTCGGAGGCGACCTTGATGGATTCGGCGACCCTGACAGCTTGGTCCTGGTACCAGCGGGTGCCGCGGGCGGCGTTCCGGAGCTCGGTGACGTAGTCGCCGGCGATGTTGCGGGAGAGCTGCCGGAGGTCTTGGGAGGCGGCC